AAAATTTCAGCTACAATCCCGCTGCGAACTATTATAACGTGGGGGTTCTAACGACGAAGGGAATTCAAACGGCAGCGCTCGGGATCTGGACCATGCCTGATTCATATCTCACGGAGGCGCAACATTATTGGTTCAGCGATGCCGCTCATTCCTATCTCGCGGCGGGGCGGTGTATCCGTGGCTACACAGGCACCGGAGAGCCATCTCTGGGCGATTTAATCCACTACGTAGGTGATACACCAAAGAGCGATTCCCTGCTCTGGAATACACAGCGGTGCCTGTTTCAGTGGGGCCACCCCGTGGGAGTGTGGAGCGATGGCAACACCGCTGGCGATTATGAGGAGCTCTACACTGGCGCTCGATACGTGGTGCGCCCGCAGAACTTCAGAGGGCAACCGAATACCGAGACGACCTATTGCGAGCCAGCCATCGTAGTGACGTCGACGGGGGCCAGCTCCGGAGACAAAGCTTATGTGAGAATCACGAGCTACGATTCCACACCGAGCCAGATTGGGCAGTGGGAATGCGGTTTCTATGCGAACTCCGCAGAGTTGTGCAATCCGACAGACGGTAGCCCGAACGCGCTCGAAATCAATGCGAGCGATGAGAGCTATATCCAAATCGAAATGAAGCCATCCAGTAGCGGTGAGGTGCTTCTCCACACCGTCGCACTATGGCAAGCACCGGAGTGGTAAATGGGCGAGTTTACGGGGGTTCACAGAAAGATTGACGAGCTGTCGACGACTATGCAGCGACAGGTCCGGAAAGTCGGAGACGACGTCAGTTACATGAAAGGCAAACTCGATGCGACTCTGCCCACTCTCGCCAGAACAACGCAAGTCCAGACGATGATACATGATCACAAAAACGACTGTAGGAGAAGTATAATGCCGAAGTCAAATCAGGAGATTGGAAAGCAGATTGCGAAAATCGGGGCGCTAATCGGAACTCTTGCTGCGGCGATTTGGGCGCTTGTGGAGCTTCTCAGCGGGGGCGGGGTCGCCGGCCCGTAGCACATAGATAGACACTTTATCGAGTTCAACTCGAATCGGTCCATGACAATGCGGGCAATATGCCACGTTCGAATCGTTAGAAGTTTTCTCCACTCCGTTTCCACCATTCTTCGGAGCGCCTCGCTTCAATTTCCTTTTGACCATGCAGTCCAGACAGTAACTAGAGATTCCCGACTTCGTTCTTTTGTCGGGTGGAAACTCCTTTAAATACTTCATTTCGCCGCATTCTTTGCATTCTTTTTTGAGCTTCGTTCCTTTTTTTAGACCTGCCATTCTAAGTCCCTTTCGCCTTTCTAACCCCAGTAATCCACGACCACGTGTCCCGGAATTAGTCGTTTATTCTCGAAGAACCAATTACTTCTCTTTCCAACATCAATAATCTTTATCCCCCAAGGAAACTTTTTTGGCAAGTTCTCATGACTTGCCCAGTCTGAAATCCGAGGTTTGCGAAGATTGAGAACCTCTGCGGGAGGTTCGAGAAGTCCAAGCTGGAAGTCTTCAATTGTTGTTCCCGCTTCTAGTCCGATTTGACTCCATGTCAGAGAACTGATTCTTTCGCGACGTCGGAATTTCTGTTCAGTTGTGTATTCGGTGTTCGCGTATTTTCTCGCCAGATCCCCGTTTCGATACCACCTCGGATTGATGGGCTGGGAGAATCGCCGCACAAGATACTTAAACGACCTCCATTTCTCCCGCTGTCGGTGAAGAAAGAAACGATTCAGCATCGCCCAACACATGCAGGAAATCTCTTCTCCCGTGACGTTCTTCCCACTTTCTCCCACCGCCATTCTCCCGAGCCACAGTGCCATGTCGTCGTCGATTTGGACCGACCTCTTCGAACTAAAGTTGTCGGGGCCGATATATCGATAGGTGGCTAACATTTTCTCATATAGGGGCGGTATATGATTTCCATGTTGTCAGAACGCCTGTAAACTAACTTCGTCGTTCCCTCCACTGTTTCGCAGCTGCGATAGACGGAGAAGTCTTTTTCGTCGCAATACCAGCGCTCCATGATGTCGGCCTTTCTCCATGTCCCCCCGAGTTCATCCCCGAGTATGTTGTGAACTTTCTTATGTCTGCTCATCTCTGCTCCTTCGCGCTGGGCCACTTCGGGTGTTCCCTTACTGCGTGATAAAGCTCCGTAGCCCTGTCGTGCGTGGAGGCCCGGTCTCCCATGAACCACGACGCCACGTAGCGAATAGCCGCTTCTATGATTCTGTCTTCAATCCTTTTTCGTTTTTTGGAACCCCACATATCGCCCTTCATTTCGTTTCGCATTCATTAGCATACCGAGAACCTGTCTGCGCGCAATATCGTAAACCTCATGTGCACTTTCGTTCTTAAGCAGATTGGCCCGGTGAACGATTTCAATTGCGATTGCCCCGAGGGTGTCTTTCAAATGGGAACGTTTGATGTCGTGGATTCGTGCGAACCTGGCTAGGTATATCTCATCATAACGTTTGTCCCAGTCGAAAACACCCTCCCAAATCAGCGGGGCGAGTCGTGCTCCTATCTCTCTGTACATCTTTGTTTTGTATGGTGTCATTTCTTTGCCTCTGAAATTATTCGATTGAGTTTGAGATTGCAATTGAAAATCAGTTTGTATATTTCTTCGTGGCTTTGCAGGTTCCAATGTATGGCCCAGCCTTCGACGAGTGCCGTTATCGCCTCAAGTGTTTCGAGTTGATCGACTATCTCGCCATCTTTGGTGTCAATTTCGAATGTTGCTTTCACTTTGCCCCCTTATAGCTCGGGTGATTCATAATCGAGAGTGTTAGCTGTTCGATGCTATGCATGGACCCGTCTGTGTGGAACCAATCCAGCGCGGCCTTGATAATAGCTGCGTCTGCGTTGATTCTGGATTCTGTTCTGAACATCTCTCCGCAAACCTCACATCGTGGTATCGTGATGAATCCTTTCTGACAGTCCACGCACTTCATTTCTTCCCCCAGTCTGGGTGATCCGTAACAACGTCGCAGAGCTTTTTCATTATCTCGGTGCGCGCCCAGTTTGATTCCTCTGTCTGGTGCGGATTTAAATAGTGCTTCACCAGCTTCTTTGCAGCGAAGAATACCCGCCTGTCGTGGAGCTGTTTCTCTGTTAGCGAAACGACTGCGCCTGTCTTTCCGCACCCGCGCCCGGCGACAAAGTCGCAATTCATATCAACCACTCTCTTGTGTCTCCCCATCGTCATCTCCTTTTGCTTTTATAAACTGTAAAAAATCCATCCCGCTTTCATGTGTCCACTCGCCGCACCAGTATTGATTACACACCTGTGACCACCAGTGGGGCGGGCGCGGGGCGTGTCTGCGGCACACTCCCTCCTGATAATCTCCCATGTCCATTCGCGGCGAATCCATGTGAAAATAGATGCAGTCATCACACCGTGGTTTTCGTACCATCGTCATTGCATTTTCCTTTTGGGACAAATCCCGAAAACATACTATTTGCTATTGCACGATCTGTCATTTCAGCGAATGCATTTTTCAGACAGTTGTTTTTGAGTTCGGGCGGGTAGTCTGCGGGATATAGTTCCATCACCTCGACGATCCCCTTCTTTTGCCCCGGCGAATACAGGTCGAGAACATAGCGAAGATAGTCGTCTCCATGCTCGTCAACCATGCGGTATTCTTTGAGTTGAAATCTCCCCTCGAATATTGTCCTAGTCGCTAGTGCCACGTGATTGCCTCCGTTTCCTGGTGAGTATCGATTCACTGATGATTGTTTCGTCACTGAGTGCTTTTTTAGACAAGATACCTTTCCCCGCGTTTATTCTCTCGTGTGGCTCTCGCAATGCCCAGTACCATTGCAGAGTGTTGTCCACACACCAGACCCGTTTCATGGTGCTTGCCTGTCTGGGGTATTCCTGCGGGGCTCCGTAATCCAGCGCACCGGGGCAAATCTCCTTTCGTCTGTGTTTGTTCGCAAGGAATACTCGGGCGGCGCGGACGTATCGAATCCACATGCGTTTGTGGACTCCCCAGCGGATTGTTTTCGGCCAGTGTTTGGGTTCCTCTTCGCCCTCAAGGTATCGAATCCATGGGCGCCTGGAGCGCTGTTCCTTCGACTTCCAATAGCTGTTGAACAGTAGCGTCTGCTTTTTGAGAGAGCGATTTCTCGCCTCTGCATTGCGCTCGTTTATCTCCCACATGAGCTGGCATTCTTCAGTCGACTTGTGGAAACCGACCTCGGCAACGCAGGTCATCGCGAGTAGCAGGTGCAGTGGAATCTGTTCAAACATTTTTTACCCCCTTCACCTTACGATGTACTCTGCGACTGCGAGCGCGAGAAGCACCAACAGACAACACACGACCACAAACCAAGAATCAAAAATTCGTTCCTTTTTCCGCACCTGCTTGATTTCGAGTTTCAAAACTTGACTCCCATTTCCTTTTTCAGTTTTTCGATGTATGCTTTCATGTCCGCCGCTTCTGGTCGTCGCGTCGAGCCTTGATTCGGCGGATCCCTTTTGCTGGTCGGCTCCGGCAGAGCTCGCGTGTACCCCCGTGCTTGATCTGCCGTGAGTCGACCCTTTTCTCTCGCCTCTTTGATTGCTGATTCCCGGCTGGCTGCGTCCGTCCCGAGCGATACCTCCCAGACGGGCTCGACGCCCCGCAGCTCCGCCTCCGCGCAGAGTCGACTGTAGGTTTCGCGGAAAGCCATCCTGGCGGCGACCTCGTCGCTGTTCAGCAGGTGACTGCATGTGCCCCAGGCCTCCGCCATCTCTCGCGTCCAGACAGTCGTCTCGTACTCCGAGCGGGGCAGCATCGCCCACGCCTCTTCGGGAGAGGGCCGCGCGTTCGCTGGTTTCGGGATTCTATTCACAATATCAGCAATTGTCATTTTTCCACGCACATGTTTCATGCATGACTGTAGTGCTGTTGAAATATCACCCTCGCTGTAATCAGTCAGCGCCGCCTCGATGACTGCGAAGTGTTCCTTCGTCAACCTGGCCCCGCCACACAGCTCGAACGTCACTGTGATTTGTTGCATCATTTTCGGACTCAGCTTGCCCATCTATCCCCCGTCCCTTTCTGCGAGGTATTCCTCCAGCGCGCTCCGTGTTGTTTCTCTCCTGTCGTCGTCAATCGCCTTCGCTCGCGTGATATGGTGTCCCGTCACCATCGCAGTGTAAATGGTTTCGCAATCCTTCAGGAGACACTCCAGGGGGTGCCCACGCTGCCCGTGGTACGCGTTTCTGTAGAAGGGGTACCATTCTGCTAGGGCGGCCGCCTCCGACTCTCCCAGGCGCTTCACGAGGTCCTTACAGTGTCTGTAATTTTTCGCATTGCTTCGAGGCGGGATTCCGTACTTGTCTTCATAGCCCATCGTGTAGGCTTTCCACACTCGAGACCCGGGCGTTTTTCCCACCGGATCCACAGAAGTAAGAGAGGGAGAAGCTAATAAGAACGATTCTTTCTCCCCTACTACTTCCTGAGAAGGTAATATCTTCTTACTAGTAGCTGATTCTGACCGAAGGGAAGAATCAGGAAGATCCTTCTTATTCTTATTCTTATTCTTATTGTGCGTGACCTGCGTGATGTCACGTGACGTCACGTGACTGGGCGTGACTGGCGTGACATCTGCTGATTCGCGCTCGCGTTGTTTCCGCTTTCGTTCGCGAGCCTGTCTCCTCATTTTCTCTTCTTTATCTTCACCTCGGATTTTCTTTGAATTCAATATTAGCCAACCGCGATCTACTTTTTCTATTCGTCTTCCTTCATTGTCTGGGTCTCTACTCCACGGGTCGGGAGCTTCTAGCGTCTCAATAGCGTGCTTTGCTTCGTCGACTGACACACGAGCTTCGTGGGCTATTCCAGGAACTGATGCACCGACATAGCCATCTTTGTCCTGCAAGGCGAGCAGTGTTATCCAAACTATTCGAACGTGATTCGGCTCATCCCAGATCGAGGACTGCAATATTGTTTTTTCAAGCTTCGTCCATCCCGCCATCTTTCCCCTCCCCAATCAATTTCAATTTGCGATACTTTCGGAGTTCCGATGGCGTGACTCTGTAATGTCCACCGAATCGGTTTGCTTTCAACTCTCCCGCGTTGATCAGCAAAAACACCCCGTACGCATCTGTCCCTAATTCTGCTGCTACTTCCCTGATTGTGAGTTCTCTTTCCCTTCCCCTGTGTTTTTCCATGTATCAACTCTCCAGATTTGAAGTTCGAAACATGTACCGCTCCAGACTGATGCGAGAGATTCGCCAGTGTCCGAGAACACGATGCGCTTCGATGATTGATTGATTGCATAGAGACCGCACGATGTGAGGGGTCAGACCCGTTACTCTCGCAGCCTCGCCAACAGTGATAAGACGTGGAACACCCATAGCCGTTTTGGATTCGCCCATACTAAACCTCCATATTGAATACATTTAATTATGCACTTTTAACATATCGCAGAGCTGGAGTAAACGTCCCGGGCGAAAAAAGTCACTATGACATTTTTGTCATAGTAATCAATTAGTTAGTCTGTGATATGATAGTTAATATCGTCAATATCGACGAATAGCGAAAGGGGAAAAACATGTCGAATTTACCTGATGACTGGGGCCGGTTTTATCGCGTCTGCGATGCCTGCGGAAAACGGTATCACTTGAGTGGGGCCGAGAGCTGCGATTGCGAGCATTGCTCAGAGTGCGGTGAGATGTATCCACCAGACGAGTTCACACACGACCAGGACGTGGAGATTTGTGATGATTGTTGGGAGAGGGAAGATCATAAACCAGACAAGTGGGATTTGGCCGACCAGGCCTACGCGGAATGGAAAGACAATCCGGAGGATAGAAAACGATGAAACTAGTCACATTAAGAAACGGTTTTCACGGCACTGAAACAAAAGTGAACGTCCCGGAAACAATCACCAACACTATGGATGTCATCGACTGGCTCTGGCGAGAGGGGGAATCGGAGAAGCGCATCAAGGGGCACTATGCATTGAAGAGAAAACGCTATCTGGAGCACGTTCGAAAACTGTGCAACGCGAAAAATTGCAACTGCGGTTTGGTGAAGGATGAGGAGTGTTAAATGATAAACCAAATCATAAAAGACAACATCGATCGGTATGTAAAGACAGGCGAGGTGCATTCAAACTTCGTGTTCGCCCTGCTCACAAACAACTTGCGTGATGCCTTTGTTTTTGCAGACAATGACAACATTGAAAACATGCATAGCATCGTGACGTATCTGTATAACGAGATCCCTGCCAATTGTTGGGGCAGTGAGCGACAAGTCGAAAAATACATCGACAGAATGACGCGCCTCCGACTTCTGGAGAGTGGCCATGACTAAGCAGCTCGATAGACTGAAAGCGATTCTCCGAGCAATAGACAATGCATATCTCGTGGTGAATGAACAGGAACTCCATACAGTGCTAAACTGTGATCACTACATGAGGCTGGAGGTCGGAGAAATCAGGAAAACGCTGTGTGACTGCTTGGCCAAAACTACGGAATTGATTAGAATGGAAGCGCGATTTCCACAACGAAAAGAGGGGTAAAATGTCACGGATAGCTATTGCGATTTTTGTCATCGTCATGGGCTGTGAAAACGGTACAAGATTCGAGACGAAAATAAATGACACAGAATATGATGCGGGAGAGGAGGAAACCGATTCAGCATGTTGGGAGATGCACGGTGATGAAAAATACATCGATTATGACTGTGATGGTTGGGTTGATGAGATAGTAAAGGAGGATACTGATGACAACTGAAAAAGACTGGCTAGAAGAAAAACGAACTTGCATCGGTGCATCGGAGTGGGCGCCTGTGCTGGGACTGGACCCGTTCTCCGGCCCGCTGCATGTCTACGCGAGCAAGGTGCTAGGCTACGCAAACGAAACCACCCCGGCAATGGAGCAGGGAAAAATTATGGAACGGCCCATCGCTGAGATGTACCAGCGGCGGACTGGGCGCGTGGTCGTGAAAAACGCACAGCTCGATAGGACAATTCAGCGACACCCCGACCTCTCCTGGCTCGGTGCGACTCTCGACGGGATGACCGTGTCCAGCGATGCCTACCCCGCTCCGAACGACTATCCCGAGCCGGCCCCGCTAGAAATCAAAAACACGAGAGGTTTCGTCTATGCCGACGGGCGGTGGAAGTATATCAAGCCCGAGGACTGGGCGAAACGCCCTCCCCGATACAATCGAATCCAGGTGCAAGCTCAAATGTCGTGCACGACGGCGAAGTGGGGATCGCTCTGCGCATTGATAAACGGCACCGATCTAGTCTGGTCTGACCAAGAGAGAAACAATCGTTTCATTCTCGCCGCCATCCCCGTGCTGGAAAGATTCTGGCAGCGGGTTTTGGACAAACGACCACCGTCGGTGAACGACTTGCCGCGCTCCCTCGAAGTAGTGAAACGCATGTATCCAGACGAGACGGGCGAGGTTGTAACGTTTAGCGATGAGGCGAACGCAGACGCTCTCAGATGGCTCGAATTGCGAAGCGAGTGCTCTGCTATGGAGAAGGAAAAGAAAGCGCTGGAGGCTAAATTGCGCTTCGCTATGGCGGATAACACGTTCGCAAAATTGTCCAATGGGACATATCTTTCTCTAAAAAAATCGTATAGAAAAGGATACACGAAAGTGGTGGAGCCGTCCGAATATCGAACGCTGCGACCATGTAAAAAGATCTAAGCAAAAGGGGACACTATGACAGAGCCAGTGGAACTAAAGCCGGGCTGGTATCGCGTCAAACATCGCGACTATGTTCTGTTTCGAGAGAAGCGAAAGGGCGACGCACATTTTTACAATCAACGCGGATACAAACAGTTTTATGTGTACGAATATGAAATACTGGACAGAGTGTTTTTTATCTCAGTCCAGAAAGGGGTCAACTATGTCTAGTGAAAAGCCTTCCAATTTTAAGATGTTTGACGACAACAGAGAAGTAAAAAATTTCGACATAAGTTATGATTATTGCAAAGAGGGATTGTGTAATGTTCATTATATGGAATACAGTAAAAGCGAACACTATGGCAGTTTTTCTTTTGATGTTTCAGAGCTAAGAAATAAAACCTTTTCTTTAGGATATACGATGTTCATCAGGACAAACAGAAATGAGCCTGACGAGCTTTTTGAAAAAGGCGGTGGGCCATATTTTTCCGATTATCAAGAACTAGATTTAAATGAAGCAAAGCATCTTGTGACTATTTTGGCTAGATGGATAAAAGAACACGAGGATTATTTGGAAGAAAGTAGCGAACAATGATCATAAGTGAATTAATAAAAATATTGGAAAGAGCCGAGGATGACAATGGCGATCTTGAGGTTTGGTTCTCTATCGAAGATGAGAACGGCACCTTTCTTCAATCTCAATTTTGGGAGCATGATACTAGCTGGGGTAAGCTGTTTGCATGGTCATCGATGGACATAAAAGTAAAAGGTGACAAGTTGATATTTTGTCAATATCCACCTTTTAAAAATCAAGAAAAACCGATACAACCAGAACCGGGTTCTTTGATTTACGATGAAAGAAATCGGGCTGTTCAGAGGCATGTTGAGAGTTTTTATAGTGATGCAACAGCTATTCACAAAACATTCAGCAAAGGGGAAAACAATGAGTGAAGACAAGTTAGCAAAAATCGAAAGTCGTTCCATCTATAACGACATAGGAACATTTGAGACAGCGCAGCGAATGGCAAAAGCACTGAGTGCATCGGATTTCGTGCCCGACCGATTCCGGGGCAATATCCCGAATACTCTCATCGCGATTGACATCGCACTGAGTTTCGGCAACTGGAGAAACCCGCCGAAAGTTCTCGCCGTTATGCAGAATCTTTATGTAGTTCACGGCAAGCCTGGGTTCGAGGCGAAATTCGTTATCGGGCTCGTAAATACTTGTGGCAAATTTGGTGCAATGGAATGGGAGTTCATCGGGGAAAAGGGCTCGACCAATTACGGTGCTTATGCAGTCGTGAAGGAATTGAAGACGGGGAAGGTGCTTAAGGGTTCGACAATAGATATGGAAATGGCAGCAAAAGAAGGCTGGCTTTTTAAGAAGGACAAGAAGGGGAACGACATCACCACTAAGTGGCAATCGATGCCAGAGCAAATGCTCAAATATCGCTCGGCCAGCTTCTGGGTTCGCACCCATGCCCCGGAACTACTTCTCGGAATGCACACAGCCGATGAACTCGAGGACGTCGAGGAAGTTGTCACCGCAGAGGTTCTGGGCGATACTAGGGACGACCTGGAGGTGATCGCTGACAAGCTCGAAGACAACGAATTTTAATTCACACCACGTTCCATCACAAAAAGTAAGATCATGAATCCATATTATGAACACGCAGGGATAACAATATACCATGGAGATTGCCTGGATGTATTGCCGCAATTGGAACCCGTGGACCTTGTTTTGACCGATCCACCATATGGAATGAATAAGTTCAAACATGATATTGAGGTTTGGCATTTTTTAAAGCTTATAAACAGCAAAAAAGATTGTTCTCTATATATGTTTTGTGGGGATAATTCATACATGGAAGCACGAAGACAAACTGAAATCCTTTTTGATTTTCACAGAACAATAATATGGGAAAAAGAAAATGTATATGGTGGCGGCGATTATTTGCTTGCACATGAATATATTTTATACGCAAAAAAAGGAGATCCAGTATTTAATAATATCGGCCGAGTTGCAACAAGCGCAGCACTTAAGAATATCGGAAAATCGGTGGCCAAGGAAAAGAGTGTTTGGAAAACAAGGGGGTTCAATAATACGTGCAGTGAGTATGTTGGCCACCCAACACAAAAGCCACTGAAGATAATTCGCAGAATAATCGAAAACTCAAGTTTAGAAAATTATTCAATACTTGACCCCTTTATTGGCTCAGGCACAACACTAGTTGCTGCAAAGGAGTTAGGCCGCAAGGCAATCGGTATTGAAATCGAGGAGAAATATTGCGAGATAGCTGCTAAGCGGCTTAGCCAGGAGGTTCTACCATTGTGACTGGAATCCCACGTTCTAAACCCCGCCTGATTGAATCCAAATTACAATCCGACATCGTTCAAGACGTACGTTCTTTGTACCTCCGCTGGCCATGCGTGACCTGGCTCCACGCAGTTCCGAACGGTGGCTCCAGACATTATCTGGAGGCCGTTAGGCTCAAGCGGGAGGGCGTCAAGCCAGGCATAGCTGATCTCTTTCTCCCCGCACCTGCTTTTGACGCAGACGGTCACATCAGGTATTGTGGACTGTATCTGGAGGTGAAAACGGCAAAGGGGAGATTGTCGACTCCACAAAAGGCCTTTCGAGACTATTGTGAGAAATCGCATTATAAATATGTAGTGGTCAGAACTCGGCGCGAGGGGTTCCTTGCCGTCGTCGAATACCTCGGAGGGCAACATGGGGAAAAGAGAACGACAAGTCAAAATCTTCCTGAACATCGGTAGCTGGATAACACAGATTATCACTTCCATTGCAGACGCAGTCAAAGAGCGCCGTCGAGAAAGGCGAGAAGCCAAAGCCCGGCGAGCCGCGCAAAGAGCATGGAGGCCTCCGAATGGATCATCGAATTCAAGTGCTGATGACAATAAAGAGATTCGACTCTGACAACTTCGGTGAAGAGGCAATCGCCTCGGTAGCTCGGGTGGATTTCCTCAAGGGGCTCGAGGCGATCGGCTGGCTTTTGAAAAAGCAGCTTATCTTCCATCATAAAGGGTCGTACCACATCACGACCGTGGGAGTCGAGTTCCTAGAGCGCGTCGGTCTGTTCTCCAGGCGCCCCCAGAACCCGAGTAAGTGGAAGGACGAAGCTCTCACTGGGGTCAGGGAAAAGACCAGCCAGGCGAGCGGACACGTGGTCTCGGAGCAGAGCAAAATCGACCGCGCGGTGTTGTCCACCAGCACGATGGACGCAGACGAAGGCATCCGACCGGATAAAGTTCTCGCGGAAATCCAGAACCTCGAGCGGTGCCGCAGCTCTGTCTGCCGGCAACTCGGAATCGACTCCGACGAATATAGATCTCTGCTCAAAGAGGGACGTCTCCGCATCTGCCAAAACGGGCACCCACACATCGGGGTTTTTGACCGGAACGGTCCAAATCGCTGGAAGTCTATCTGCCGGCGATGTAGAAAAGAGAAAAGGAAAAAATCTCATGGACGACAAACTCAAGAAGACAGTCGAAATCCCAACCCGTGTTAGCCAGCAACTCCACGAAACCAAAGTCCAGTATGAAAGTATTATCTCCGATCTCAAGGCCGAGGTGACTCGCCTCAACCAGGAGATTTCTGCTTTGCGCGACAAGACAGCCAACCAGCTCTCGATGAACTGGGCAAAAACAGACGAGGTCGAAGGCGATTTCGCGGACGTCTTTCAGTCGATGATAATGGAGCACGAAAAGAAACTCGATGACACTCTGGACGAACTCCAAAAGATGTGCGTGCAAGCAATCGACACATCCACGAAATTCATTCTCCGACTTCTAGTCATGAAAAAAGACCGCTCCAAGCTTCTCAAACCTATGACAAAGGGTTAAGATGCAATCGGGCGGCGCTGGTGCGCGGAACCATGAACAAAACCAGGTAAACCACACGACGTCCATATTTTTCGTTTTGACAAAAAACCCCGGTTCGATTCCGGGTCGCCCGACTGGGAACGGTGGTCGGCACAGAAAGGATAACAACAGAGCAGTCCCCAGAAAACTCGGTTGTATTCATTGCCCGTAAATCCAGGTTCGACTCCTGGTCGTTCCCCCATGATGGATGAGATTCAATTCGTGCAACTCTGCTTTGTCGTCGTTCTGGCAATTTCCCTGCTGATGCTGGCAAACAGAAGATAGCGCCCTCGCCTCCGGGGGAGGAAAAGCGAGAGCGCGGGTCCGTGATGGACCGCGCATTCTAGCACGTTAATTTGCAGAAAAAAACCTGAATCAGGAACCCTTGGCTGTTTCAGAATAAAATAAGCTACCGCAATGATTCCGCGCATTTACGAATAACTAGAGGCCTGAAAGCATATAACACTTAAATGACTCGCGCAAAGAAATCCTCCATTTTCAGGAGAATCTTTCTTGCTATGGGCCCGAAATCACCCTATATTCAGCTTGGATAGTTGACTCAAAAAACTGTTTTTCGCCTCGCCCTCCCGGCTCCCGTTCCCGATGTCGGGAGGGTATTTTTTCAGGGGGTACTCTTGTGACGGATGGAATTCCTGTAAAATGTGAACACTCTGATCTCATCGACCCGAAGACACTCAATCCACACCCCAAAAACCCCAATAAGCACCCGTCATCACAAATAAAATTGCTCGCTAAGTCCATCGGGCGATTCGGCTGGAGACACCCCATCGTCGTCTCAAGACGATCTGGTCTCATCGTCGCCGGCCATGCCAGGCGCCAGGCCGCAATTGAACTCAAGTGCAAAGCACCGATAGATATCCAGGATTTCGACTCCGAAGCCGATGAGGTCGCCGTCTTGCTCGCAGACAACATTCTCCCCGAGCTGTCCGAGATGGACCATCAGCTCTTCATGCATGGAAAAGAACTCCTGGAATTGCAGGATATTCCGCTCGATATGATTGGTATTCCTGTCCTCGATGTTCCAGAATTCAACGAAGAATCAGAGGACAGTCAACCAGAACTCGACAAGAAAAAAGAGGTAACTTGCCCCAATTGTGATCATGTCTTCGAACCTTAGACTTGGCTGGTGCTCCCATGAGGCAGCGAAATACGCTGTGATGAACTGGCATTACTCCCGCGCGATGCCCGCCGGCAAGCTTGTGAAAATCGGAGTCTGGGAAAATGACAGATTCGTGGGCGCAGTCATTTTCAGCAGAGGGGCAAACAACAATATTGGGAAGCCCTTCGGACTCAAACAAACCGAAATCTGCGAACTGGTCCGAGTCGCTCTGTCGAAGCATGAAACGCCAGTGACCAGAATCGTGGCCATCGCCATTAAGATGCTTCGCAAGAAGGCGCCAGGGATACAAATGTTAATCTCATATGCCGACCCGAGACAAGGGCACAAAGGTGTCATCTATCAGGCTGGCAATTGGGTTTATCTGGGCAAAAACAAGTCATGGAAAGGTTCTCATTACATCGTTAACGGAAAGAAAATGCACGGTCGATCCGTTAGAGCAAAGTGGGGTAGCGAAAAAAACATCCCCTATGAATGGGAATACGATCTGGACGGTGAAAAACATAAGTACATCTATCCTTTGAGCAAGGAAATGAAGGAAAAGTTTGCGCGTTCCTAGTGTATTGGTCGCACGCGTGGTACACCAGCTGCGAAGTGGCGGTTCGACTCCGACCGGGACGCTCTAAGGTAGTGGATTTCAACGCACGAATTCGAAATGGATAACTCCCAAGCAAGGCGGAAACGCCTAACAGAACTCGAAGACCTCGTGGCAAGAAGAGACAAGCTCTCCGACCAGGAGTATCTTGACCTCCTACATGAGATTCGAAAGAACTACACGGTCAAGCTCGCGATGCTTTCAGTCAGACTGGACAATCGGGAGACAGGCGGGACTGTTAATGTAATTGATAAAGTCCACTGGCTCATCGACAACATGGAAACGAAGCACATAGAGAAACAGGATGGCGACGACCATGTTGTTCACGTCCACTTTACACCTTATGAGCCCGATGATAAGAAGGGCTGATGCAAGAGATTAAGTCCCTCGCCGCTGAACGATGCCGGGCGGTGGGGGCAACCGTTTCACGTGGAACATGAAAATTGTGGAAGATAGCGAGACTGGTTTCGCCCGACTCGACACGATCCCCGAAGAGGCGACCGTCAATTCGTATTATCGCGATCTCTACTTCGCAGACAAACCAGAACTAGCACGAGACAGGGCATGGAGAACAGTCCGCGCCTATCGATTGTTCCGCCTCCTGAATAGAGCTTGCCCAGATGGACAGTCGTTTCTCGACATCGGGGCGGGAGATGGGCTCACCTGCAAACTGGCGCACGAGCTCTATGATGTGACAGTGGGCGTCGAGCCGAATGCCAAGCTCTGCGCGGAGGCCAAGTTCCCACTCGTCGAATCGACGTGGTGTGAACAGACAGCGCGACAGCTCCCAACCTTCTCACACATCGACCTCCAGAACGTTCTGGAACACGTTGTCGACCCGGTCGGTATGCTGCGACTCGCCGCTTCCAAGCTGAACCCAAACGGCGCCCTGGCGATCACAGTGCCGAGAGATGGAAGCATCCTCCAGGCGGAGGCGAGCAAGGTCATCGGACGGCCAGAATATTGGGTTCACCCGACCCATCTGAATTACTTCACCTCTGCGACATTGCAGAAAGTGGTTAGTGGTGTTGGGCTCGAAGTCGTATGGGAGACAACCAATTTCGCGATGGAATTGTTTCTCATCGCGGGCATAAATTACGTGAAGAGTCCCAAGAAAGGGAAACTCTGTCACGACATCAGATGCAAGTTCGAGATGAATCTTTCCCCGGATGTCCTGGAAAAATTCTACGCCGCAATGGCGCGGGTGGGATTCGGCAGAGAGATTATTCTCATCGCAATCAAGCCATCATAGCTCAACAGGCAGAGCAGCGGTTTTGTAAACCGCAGGTTCTCGGTTCGACTCCGAGTGTTGGCTCAAGCCGAGGATATTCGTGGGGCTTGTCCGACGAGGGTCCTCGCACCCTTTTATCCCGCGCCACCTTCTGTTCATCGCAGGCAACCGGCAGAGGGTGGCCGGGTCCCTATTTCGGGGTGGGTCTGAACTGAACTGGCGAGAACGGTTTGGGCCGCCCCACCACTCCATGGATATCACTCTCAATATCATATCGCCGCTGGACAAGCTTAGGCCGTTTGCCAAACAGATGGAATTCCTGTCGCTGGACTGCTCTGGTACCGACAAGACCTACAACCACTACGTGGGAGGCCGCGGCAGCTCGAAGACGACGACCGGGGTTCTCAAATGCTGGACTGCGCTCACCCAGTGGCATCGCGGCAAGTCGGGAATCTGGACAGAGCCGACCTCGACACTGTGCAAGGATGTCTTCCTGCGAGAGTGGCGCAAAATCGTCCCAAGCGATTGCTACAAAGCGACGCTGAACCCGCTCACTATTACGATGTGTCGCGAGCTCGGAGGGGGCACCCTCGACGTTCGCTCCCACAACGCGGACAACCCGAATAAGGAGATCGCCAAGGGCCCAAACTACGCCTTCGGATTCATCGACGAGGCAGCCTACAAGTTCCGCCCCGATTGGTTCGACGATATCGACAACGCGATTCGAGATGGGTCGCGCTATTTGTTCCTCGACACAATGAGCACTCCCAAGCTCAACGGATACAAAAAGTTGTGTTTTTCCGAGGGACACCGGCTCGTAAAGGCCAGCAGTTTCGATAATCCTCATCTCCCCCCGGGCTGGGCAGAGAAGAAACGCTCCCAGATGGGCGAGAAGCGATTCGCGCAAGAAATCATGGGCGAATGGGTCGCTCTTACCGGACAGATTTGGGATAATTTTTCGGAGGATGAATGGCCAGCAGGGAACATCATAGATTATGAGCACGACCATAGCAAGCCCTATTATCTCTTTTTTGATTTGGGCGTGGCGAGCTCTGCCTGGCTCATCGTGCAACCGCTGGGATTTCACGAACTTGGCTATGATCCGTTCCCGCACAATGACCCCGTCTGGTGCGTGACTGCTCAATACATGCCGACGAGAGATGGCAATGCTTCGAGGATGCTTCAGCAGATTAAGAACGAATTCGGCACTCCTGTTCGAGTTTGCTGCGGGCATGATCTCGGACGTCGTTCGGATGCTGATTCAGCGACTTCAGAGTATTTTCTGGCGAATATCATGGGAAGTGTACCAACGATCACCATAGGCGCGGAGACGTTTCTGAGAGACAAGGTCGTCCAACAGGACACACTCAGCTACCTAATCCACAACACGAAAAACGAGCGACGTCTGGCGATATCCAAAAATCTGATTTCTCACGATCCCGATGAGCGCGGCATCCTCCAAATGATGCGCGAGGATGAATGGGACGACGGCACATCCCGAACGGCAAACTACCTCCCCAAGGAGGGGCGCCTGGAGCACGTGAGAGACGCGATACTCTATGGAGCAGTCGGTGCAATGAAACCCCCAAGCTACACACTGAAAACGGCCTACGCGGCTTAGGAGATTTTGAATGCAATTCGTCTATGGCGAAAACAGAACTAAGGAACTCATTCGACAGACGTCTCTTAAGTTGCGCGATGTGTCATATCAAATCGACCATGCCAACATCGACGACGCACTCAGTTACTTCGAGCGCCGCACAGACAACGCAGCAATTCGCGAGGCGTACAAAGAGCGGTATGCAACCAGCATCCGAAAGACAGAGGGTGAGGGTGGCTATGAGACTTTCATAAGGGGCGCCGAGGCTGAACTGGTCGATAACGGTGGATACGAAATTATCACAGTGGGTCTCGGGCCCAGAATCAACGGCGCGAGGGCAACACTTTTCACGAATAAAACGCAGAGCTGGGACTGGGTGACAGGCAAGGGCGACCAGCAGGACAGCGACGAAGAGACAGCCAAGATCATCGAAGAACAGCGCCGGCTGGGTGGATTTCGAACACAGCTCCCGAACGCCGATTTCATCTCATGCGGAATTGAGAGCGGTCCCCTTTATGTTGGCTATGTCGGAGGGCATCTGCATTATAAGGCGTTCTCACCCTCATGCCTGTTTGCAAAATTCGGAGATAGTATCATCGATGACGGGGTGGAGCGCGGTGTTCATTTCGACAAAATCGAGGACGCTTATTGTATAGTTATTCTCCTTTCCACTCAGCGGGATGCGAATAATACTTCACCTCATTTGAATAATTATATCGCCTATTTTGGACGCTCTGAGGAATACCCGATGGGACGCATGGTTCAGTACACCTCACAGCGGTGGGATGCGATTCCGAAGGTCGACACAGACGCGACCGCCATTGAGTATCGGCTCACATCAGGCGAAGTTGCCAACCCGCTTTCCTACATGGCAAAGCAAAAGGCATCGGACGGATTTCAAGTTCCGGAATACCCCGTCTGCATTTTCCGTGGTGGTCTATCCATGACGGACGATTCCCTCTTGCCCATCTCGACGAGTCTTTACGAGAGCTGCATTGAAATCGACGTCGCTATGTCTCGGATTCTCAAGGCGGGGATTTCGAGCGCGACAGGAAAGGACGTTCTCATTAACGAGCTGGGC